CCCACCTATGATATGCAGGTCAACATCTTCTTCAATTTCAGATACTTGATTAAAAAACATCTGATAACGATTCTTCGCCCATTCCAAAGGTACATTCTTCTGTCCCAATTTTATGTGCCAATCTGCAGTAAATAGAATCATATTACGAACTTATCCTTTTAAGAAATATCGAATTCATCGCTGATTGATTTATCAGGTTCTGAGTTAGATGCGCCTTCTCTAAGTCTGTCTAGAAGTTCTTTCTGAGCGTCTGGAGTTGGTCTTGTTAAGATTTCGTCCATAGACTTTAGCTCAGTCATTGCTTCTTGCTCTGCTTCAGTTAAAGGTCTTGATTTACATTTCAATGCTTGTAGTTGATACTCAACGTTATAAGCCATTGGTCCTGTTTTCACTCTCTTGAAGTGAACGTCCCACCCTGTTTCAGGGTCTGTTGGGTCACCTAGGTCTTCTGCTGCAACCATAATTTGCTCTAGCAGTTTTTTCTTTAGGTTTAGTACTTTTACTTTACCATCGTGTATACACTGAATTGCATAACTCCAGCCGCATTTAAGCTCTGGGTGATATTCTCTAACCCAATCCTTCTCTACGTTGTTAAATGCTTCTGTGTTTCTATCGAACGATAGACATTCGAATGGTAAATTTTTTCCGTTTTCACCTTTTAGCCAGTAGACATATCTAGGTAAGATATCCCCGACCATTCTTACGATATTGTCGCCTTCTACATATTGGTAACTATCGATTTTATTTTTTTGGGCTTCGCCCTTAGCTTGATTAAAACTCAATGCCATGTCATTTCTCCTTTAGTGATTTCTTCAAATAGAAAATGTATTCTATCATTCTCTACTCGTAGTAATCTATTGTTTTTAATAACCTCTATCTTTCCTGAGAAGTGTAAGAGGTCTAGTGTAGTATCTTTTGTTTTTTGATACTCGTAATAGTTGCGCAGCGACGCGATACCTGCGTACTGGGCAATCTCGCTATCCGAATATCTCCTTCTTTGAATAAACAAACATTCAGGGTTAACAAGGAAACTGTGTCCATGAAAACTCTTTTGCCAATATTTATATATTCTGTCATTCTTGTTTACTGGTGGAAGTTTATACGTCAAGATATGAAGGATAGTAAGAATATCACCAACCTTATATTTGCTCTCTGTTTTAATCTTTTCCCAATTAAACAATATCATATATTATACCAAAATTATGAACTCGTGTCAAGAAATATTTTTCTATGCTATATGTCGGAAACATCATAGCCCTCTTTTATATAGTAACCCATTCTTGCATTAGCTTGCTTCGTAGCAGTTTTGCCAACGAGGTGCAAATCTAGAATAACAGGTTGAGGTTTACCCTCGTATACTCTTATGATTCTTCCTATAAGCTGTGTTAGTAGTGGGTCATTATTCACGGGAGTACCTAAAATTAGGCAACTAAGACAGTCTAGGGATATGCCTTCCGAAAATATACTTTGTGTTCCGAACAATATGTCTTTCTTTTCTGTAAATATATCTTTAATAAGTTCAGCTCTTTTCTCGTGTGGAACATCCCCTGTTACACAGATTGCATTACTGCCTACCATCTTAGCACAACGCTTTAGAAAGTCAACTCTATCGCTGACTACAAGAACCTTGTGTCCAATCGCGGCATACTTGGCTGCCATAAGTGCTACCATGTTCTGATACTCGTAGTCATAGGCAAGTTGATTCACTCGCTCTGCCCATGGTGTATGCGCTCCGTCCATGAATCTTATTCCTGTTTTTACTACTTTTACATGAGGTTTGAGGTAGTTTTCTTTTGGTGGTTTATATACTGTATTCGAGAAGTAATCTCTAAATACCACATGACGTCCGTCCTTACGTTCCATAGTTCCAGTAAGTCCTATCTTATATCTCGCACGATTTGAGTCGACAATTCGTGTAAAGGTCGGCGAGGAGACGTGATGCATTTCATCGAGTATGATAGTCCCGAAAACATTGTGTATATCCTTCTGTCGTCGGTACAAAGTTTGCACATTCCCGATTACGATTGGAGCATCTATTTCAAACTTTCCACTACCAATCACACCCGCCTTGACCCCGAATACTTTTTCGCACTCTTTTTCCCACTGCGCTCGCAGTGAAAGTGTATGAGTAACAACAAGTGTTTTCTGTTGCAGCTTACCTGCGATTGCTAACGCAGTAAAAGTCTTTCCCCAACTGACCCAAGCGTTTATTATAGCGCTGTCGTCTAGTGAGTCATATACTTCTTGTTGCGAAGGTCGTAAAGTAAACTTAAAGTCAAGAGGGTCTACTGGCATGGTTGTTCGTTTATCAACTATCTCGTAGTCCTCTGGTATCAAATCCATTCTTCCGATAGGTATAGTAACTAAACCTCTTCTAACTACTGCCATATTCTTTATTATGAAAGGCGGGTCCATAGGATTCCTTGCAGGTATTGCATATGTTAGTTCTTCATCAAGTTTCGACTGATAAGCAGTAGTAACTTCCATGAATATTCTGTTACTTAGAACTGCTTTCATTCTTTCTTAATAGTGCGATAAGCTCTTCGATAGTTCTTATATCCTGGTCGTTATCCGTATCTATTTCTATTACTATCTTCATGCTTCGTTATCTATATCCCATTTAATTACATTAGCTTTGCCTCGTGGAAATAATTTCTTCTTCCACTGCTCTTGTCTATGTTCTGTATACCAGTTGCGTCCATCTCTTTCAGCTTCGTGAAATACAATGTTAGTAAATATAATTGGTATTACAACTACTAAGTGAACAATGATAGAAGTTACTATGTCGTAACCATACCAGCCCATATAATAAGTAGCTATAAATCCGAAGAATATTGACCACATAGTAAATAGCACAAGTGTAAAATACGCTTGTATTGATGCATCGGGTATGTGTCTTAGCGGGTTGAATCGATTATCCATAACGACTCTCCAGCAATCTATAATCCAAAATAATAATTTTTTCATATTTTTCTCCATGTTGTTTTTTTCATATCTGTACTAAAGTTGTACAAATACGAGGGTTGTTTATTAATGTAAAGAATACCCGCATACTTAAATTGTAACTGCGGGGGTCTCTTTACCTCGAAAGGAAAGGGTACACTGTCTACCCAGACTAGTGTTAGTACATCTTTCTTTTCTACTCGTCTTATCTTTTTATAAATTAGGTTAGCTTTCATACTCTTTTCGTATCTGAAAAACTTACCACTAGAGTCTACATAGTTCTTTCCTCCATGCTTAAACATAGAAAGATAATCCTCTAGCATAATTCTTAAACTGTATAAATTTTTGTAGGGCGTTGATAATCTTCTTTTACCAATAGTTTCCCCACTTACATTCTTGTCGTCTATTACTTGTCCTTCACACCAGAGTATGCCGTCCCGAGAGACGACATCATCTGTGTGTACTACATAGACGGGGAACTGTATATCAGAGAGTTTCATACTTCTTCTCAAACTTACCAAATGAGTAGTCTTCGCCTATATCGAAGTCGCAACCAATTGGAGTGCCTGGGATAGAAAGTCCTCTATCTTTTTGTATGAAGTTCTGTAACTCTTGGGAGTATCTGTTTATCTCACAGTCTGGCACTTCTGCTAGAATGGAGTCATGAACAAGTGCAAATATCTTTGCTTTCATACCAGTCTTTTTGATATAATCATTCATCTCAATACCACCTAGTAAATTGACATCAGAGGCGATAGACTGTACTAAGAAATTAATACCAGACCTTACCTCATGTGAAGCTATGCCTTTATCCGAAGAAAACACATTAGGTAATCTTCTTTTTCTTCCAAAGAAAGAGTACATAAATCCATTGTCTTGAATAAATTGTTTACCATCGTCAAGCCACTTCTTAAGACCTGAGAACTGTTCGAAGTAATCAGCAATAACTGATGACGCATCTTTCATACTAAAGTACTTACCTGAGTCTTTAGTAACTTGTTCACTTATCTTTTTCGGGCCTGCTCCATACATTATACCGAAAGTAACTGCCTTAGCCATTTGCCTTTCCACAGAGTAGTGTTCTGCAATGTCATCGACATCGCCTGGGAGGTCGAACACTATCTTAGCAATGTTACTATGGAAGTTACCTCCGTCTTGAAAAACTTTCATCAAGTTTTTATCATTAGCAAGTACTGCTGCGCAATAAACCTCAGCTGTTGTTAAATCCATTGCTACGATTTTATAGCCTGGTCTGGCTTTTATACACCCTTTGACAATAGGATTGTCTCTAGGTATCTGTTGCATATTCATTTTACCACTAGAAGATAGTCTTCCTGAGGTAGTGCCATGCAAATTAAATCCTGTTCTTAATCTGTCATCTCTATCTAGCTGTGGATAAATTTTATCCAAGTAGGTAGATTTAATCTTTACTTTCTGTCTAATCTCTAAGATTAGTTTTGGTACTGGGTGTTGCTCTGCTAGTGTAGTTAATACTTCAGCATCAGTAGAGTCAGCTCCTGTTCCTGTTTTCTTACCTGTTGGTTTCAGTCCTAAGTAATCAAAGAGTAAAGCTCTAAGCTGTACTGTGCTGTTTGGATTAAAGGCTTTGCCTTGATTAATCTCAAACTGTTTTACAGCTTCATAAGTATATAGTTCTGCTACTGCTTCATCAATATTATCTTGCATTAGTACTGATGACTTTTCTAGTCTACCTTTGTCAAATGGCACACCATTATCTTCTATATCTACTAAGAATCTAGTGCCCGGTATAAGAATGTCTTTGTATACTCCATCCAGTCTGTCATTCTTTAGTAAAGGTGTCTCAAATTTTTGGAATAGTAAGAAGGTACACACAGCATCTAAGGCTGCATAGTGTTTCATTACATCAAAAGGAATTAAGTCCCAAGAGAAATCACCTTTCAACATACCATGTCTTTTTCTATAGTCATCCATCCAGTCGTACATAGGTTTCTCATAGTCTCCATAAGGTGTATACTTTAGGGAAAGTTGTTTCAAACCATGTGTGCCTGGGTTTTCATCTAACATATAATGTAGTAACATAGTATCTTCAAATCTTGGGAACTTAAAGTTAAAATGATACTCAAAGAAATGTAAATCAAACTTAGCATTGTGAAATACTACTCTTTTCTTATCGAATAGTTGTTGTAAAAGTTTTTCTGCTTTCTCATCTACACACTCTGTATCTATGTATGCACCATGATTAGGCTCATAAGATATGCTCATGCCTAGTATGTGTCCATTTCTGTTATACAATGCTGTTGTCTCTGAATCTAGTGCTATGAAGTCATGGTCAGAATTTAAAGCATTATCAAGAAATACATAGAGTTCTTGACTATCTTGTATTCCATATGCTTTATCAGTACCGAGAGTTACATTCTTTAGTTCTCCTTTTATATACTTAATAATATTATCTTTGGAGTCGTCCCATGTTCTCTGGGCTTCAGGTTTAAACGCTAACATAGCTGGGTTTATTACTGGTATGAACTTATCTTCTACTACTCTACCACTATACTCTGTTACAGAATTAAGTTTGGTAAAATATTTTAGACATTCAGAACCTACTAGAATTAACCAGTCATATTTATCTGTATCTATTACTATATCTACATCTCGTTTTAGTACTTTCTTTATTGTAGGGTCTGAGCATAACTGAAACTGGTCAAACTCAAATGAGTCATCAAACAGTCTCTGGTAGTTATTCCTACTTGCTTTTGTTTCTATAATTGCTACTTTAGCCATATAATTGTTCCTTTAGTTTTATTACTT